AGTGGTGTGTTAATTGCAAGGAATGCGCGTACTGTGAGAATTGCAAGTGGTGTGTTAATTGCAAGGAATGCGCGTACTGTGAGAATTGCAAGTGGTGTGTTAATTGCAAGGAATGCGCGTACTGTGAGAATTGCAAGTGGTGTGTTAATTGCAAGGAATGCGCGTACTGTGAACGTGAACTAGATACTTTTAACCAGGAGAATGGGGAGGGGTGATATGAATATATTATGCGAGTTTATGTTCGACTGTTTTATTTTGGGGGTGGAACTACTGTCCATTATGCTAATAGCGTGGGTACTTGTTATAGTGGGCGAGGTGTACAAATGAAACTCTCTGCCGTAGGATATTGCATCCTTATTGATAGCATGTGCGAGTTTTCGCTTGGTCACACGAAACAGCACGGCCTCCCAAAGTGCGAGGCTGGCATATGCTCTCAGGGGCGGGCTAGGATAGATGTTATCCTGGACGATATACAATTAATGAGGGAGGTTGAGAATGACATTGAACCAAGCTAGGAAGATATGTAATAACTTCGCAGTAAAGCATAAAGTAATATTTATCGAAGATGGCGAAATTGGGTTTATGCGGCCATGCGTTGGCTTTGTGAAAGGACTAGGTTACATCGACTATAATCCAAGGCATGATATAAGCGAAGCCGAAGCGGACGATTTTTTCTGCAAAGAGTTTGACCAAATAAAACCAGAAGACGCTTACCATAAACATGATTGTCTCGCGGTCTTAGTGCGCAGCAAGGCAAGCGAAGCAATTAAACAGTTAGCTCATTGGGCGCAAGCGTTAGATGTTATAGGGATAGAAGTTGTAGCATACCGCAGAGTAGATACACATTACGACCATGCGCTACTACATGGGGGGGTTGGGTATTCTATTAAAAGAAAAGAGGTCGAAAATGAAAGCTGAACTTGAAGATAGACTAGAAAAAGCTCTGGCCGATGTTATACCGTTTTTGATTCGGAAAATGCCAGCGTCCCTACATAAGCGGATAAAAGTAACAGCTGCGAAAAAGGGCGTTACCATGGAGAGCCTAATCATAGAAACGCTGGAAAGGGGGTTACGGGGCTAGATAGTCCTGTAACCTAGCTATCTCATCATCTATGTCCTGAAGCCAGATATTATTGGCTTTAAGTATGAGGTCTCTAACTTTAGTCGAATCGCCGATAAATGAAAAGCAGAACTCTTGGAGTTTGCCCTTTTCTTTGCCTATTGCGTCCATGTTATGGCATTCCCGGCAAAGAGATATGCCATTCTCCATGTCCCATCTGACAGCAAACCGCCCACCGCCCTTGTGTATTATATGATGGGCCTCTGAGGCTTCCTTGCGTACTCCACGAGATAGGCACCTTTGGCATAGATACTTGTCCCTTTCAAGGACGGCCATTTGCCAGAGCCTGTCGGCCTTTTTTATTTTAGCTTTCCTTGTCAATCCTTACATACACCCCCGTGTCCTCTCCCTCTTCGGCGTATCTTTTGTTGACTCTCCCGTATCCTACTATCTGACAATCATCATGGTATAGTAACCCACTCATAGAGTCCTTTATGGGTTTTATGAGGTTGTCGAGGTCTGGTTTTGTTGTGTGATACTCTAGCTCGCTAGACTTCGGACTTGGTAGGATAAATGTAAACGATGCCCTTAAAGGGATGCCCTTTTCTATCATAGTCCATTTTTCCCTAGCCTTGATAACCATGATCTGTTGTTTGACGTACTTACTCCATGCCCTAGACTTGGCCGGAGTGTATGCGTGTTTACCAGTAAACCTTGGCCTCCCTTGAGGCACTGGGTTGCCCTCTATGAAGAAATCAAACATTAGAATCCCCACCTTTCTCAGTTATCTCAAAATCTCGCCCGAACTCTCCATGTAAGAAGGAACCTATAGCATCGAATATCCTCTCTTGGTCGCAATCAATGTCCACTGCACTATAACTCGTTAGGTTCCCATCCTTCATGTATCCAATAATAAAATATTCTCTATTTCCCTTCACTTGTATCATGTTAAAAGTCTCCATGCTGTTGCCGCCACTGCCGGAACGTGCCTATCGCCTTCAAAATCAGGTATACCGCCCGAGACGCCAGTGCCTTTGCAATCAGGACAAGGTTTACCCATCACTCGCATACCTCCTGTTCCTTTGTATGGTAGTCTGTAATTTTATGCAGCTCTCCATTATATGCCATATACTTTAGCCCTTGGACACAGACGAGGGTATACTTTGGGGATAACTCTGTCTGAGTAATAGGGGTGGGTTCCGGGCATTTATTTAAGGGAGCATTAGGATGCCTCTGGGTAATTAACCCCAAAAATGCAATTATTAGTACAACCGCAAGTAATAATGTCTCAAATATCTGTTTCATTTATCCCTCCTGTTCCGGCGGTTCTAGAGAGGCCCAATGAGTGGCCTCTGTTGCTGCCTGCCTAAATAACCCTTTTGGTATTATTCGCCATTTATGCGGCTCGTCATCTGTGGGAGTGTAAGCTAAACATCGCTCATCAGGCAGCCTGTCTTTAACGCTTATCCACTTCATTTATCCCTCCTATTCCATGCTGCCATAGCTTCTTCTTGACTTTTCCCGCACTCCTCTAAAGCACACTCACACACTCCACATCTAGCTGTATAGGTGTCAGTTATCCAGAACTTATATATTTCAGCCCCACCCCCACAAAACGGACACGGTTTCAGTTCCATTTATTTATCCCTCCCTGTCTCCACCGCGAACTTGTAAAGTAAGTCACGGAAGTGAGTTGGATTGACTACGCAATTTTCACATGGGTAAATCCCTGTCAGCCAAGTGGTCCAAAAATAACTCGCGGGCATTCCTTTTCGACCTTTATATAAACCTTCTGCCATCTCGTATACGAAGTCCCAAAACTCACCCCACCACGGCATGGTCTGAGCCTTTTCCCACGCAGGGCCGAAGCCAGCCCATGTGGTGTAGTCGGGATTTTTAGAATGACATTCATGTCTATATGTTTTCCCACAATACATCAATCCTTTGTTGGCTTCCGATTCCTCATGCCAGCACCCCATATCTAATAGCTTGTGGACTACTTTGTTTTTATCAGTTTGTGGTGTCATTTCCCTACCTCTTCACATTCAATAGTAAAATACCAGTATTTACTTTCTTTTTCCTTCGCTTCCTCGCATCTAACGCAAGCTCTGATACACTTTTCGTAGTGCGGAGTTAACGGGTCATACTTGCAGCTCTTATTGCATTTCTCTTGCCTTACCTGCTGTTCCCCCCTTGTAATATCCTCCACACTCACCTTAAACTTAAACTTTTTACGTTTCCCTTTTGGTCTCATTCCCCCACCTCCATACCATTTTCAATTACCCATAGCTTCAACTGTCCAAGGGCTTCGGCGGGGTTTTCGTGTGCGAAGACTTCAAGATCATCGCCATATGTAGCAGAGTAATAATCTTTTTGATTGCCCATGCACTTTTCACAGTTAATGTCTATTTCTCCATTCCCCTCACAAAAGTTTAAGTTTAATTCGGGGCAAGGCCCTTTGGAAAGGGTAAACCATAGCGTTGCATTGTCGTCTACAATATATAAAGGCATCGCAAATAACAGTTCAGATGTGGTGTATGCTGGGATGTAAGCGTCATATCCCGGCTCATATGCTAAATCAATGAGCCTGTATTTGCGGCCTGTATTTTTGTCATACACATACTTATGCGGCCCCATATAACCAGCATCCTGCAATTGCTGCGACAACTCTTTGCTTGTTGTGCTCATTTGGTTGCCTCCTGTAGCGCCCTCACAAGGGCTTCTGTTTTCTGTGCCGGGGTGGATTTAAGAATGGGCCATAATGTGGCATCTAAAAACACAGTCGTTATGCTATCAACTTCAACGGATGTGTCCATTGTGCCATCATCCCCCATGAGTAATATTAACCAAGCGCACATTTTAAGATGCAGCCCCCGCCCCTCAATCCACTTAAAAAACTCAGGAGTCCATACGCCGGGGTCGTTCTCGTAGTCGGGGGGTTTGCAATCAGGCCGAGTACAATGAGTTAGTTTTGTTGCTGTGTCTATTCCTCGTTTACATGTAGGACAATACAAATAATAAATGCCAGCCGCCCATCCATGAACCACGAGAATCTTATCCCCCCGCGCCTTACTTATGATCTGACTATTTGTCATTTCCTTATCCCCCTTGCAAGCTCTTTGGCCTCGTCCGTGTCAATAACCATGAGCGCGGCTTCGATGTGTAGGAGGGGGTCGACAAATATCATATCTTCAACACGCGCCCTATCTTTTCCGGGTGAGATTGCTTCACGTAAATGAAACCAATGCAATGCCTTTTGTTTATTGTCCATCACAGGCCAGATATGCTCAGCCCACGCGTCAAGGCTGGTTGCGAGGGGTGGTTTGAGTCCTAGTTTTTCAGTAGCTGGATTTATGCCACAAAATAACCATTTCTTACATTTAGGACAAAATCTGCTATCATCTCCTGGGACGCCTCGCCACCTATGCCAACACTCGCCCGTGAAATGCTCGTATACGATCTCGCAAGCCCTGTCAATTTTATCGCTCATGACTCAGCCCTCCACGCGAGGTCGTTGTGCTCACGCCCGTCCAGCAGGCGGCCCGCCTTGGTGTTGTGACGAATAATCGCCACGTCCGTTCTGTCCTCGTCTCCCACGCAAGCGCTGTACCATTGGCCGTTGGGGTATATCTTGAGGTGCCCCTTGCCGTCCTCGAACTCGCACGGCTCGAAAGCCCCCCAACTCTTGAAGTAAAACGGCACGCCCGCAGCCGCGCACTGGTCGCGCACAGAGCGCACCCATTCCGGATGCATGGGCCTTGCCCCCGAGCCCGTCTCGCCGCCCATGATGACCTGGTGGATGGCATCGCGAATCATAATGCTTTCATGTCGAGGTATGTTATCGGAGGTTCCCCACATAAAGTTAAGGTCGATCCCCCCCAGCATCGGCTCAAGGATCAGCCCGCGCTTGCCCGGAATCCGCAGCAGGTGCCCCCCGCGCTCGTCGAGCATGGCCTGATTCTCAGCCGTGACAATGTGCCAGATGTCCGGCCACAGCTCCTCCATCATTGCCGCGTGCGCGAAACTGGAGGCCAGGGTGAGAAATTCGCTCCAGAACTCAGCCGCCCTCTCAGGCCGCTTGGTGACAATGAGATATGTATGCTGCGGGTTCCGCGCCATCACGGCAGTCACGTTTAATATCTGCTCATCCGTCACGCCTTCGTGGTACAGGTCATTCCAGATAGCGTAGACCGTGGGCTCGCGCCTCTTTGCCGCCTTCTCCAGCAGGTGCATATTAACCTGCACCTTACCATTGAACCTGCCGTCCGTCAGCAGGTCAGGGTTATAGGTGCGGGCCACCGTCTTGTTATGACAGCGCATTGAATGCGCCTTCTCGCTCCAGCAGCCCCGACACCCCGGCGAGACCTTCGTGCACCCCGTAACCAGCATGATACCCTTATCCCAAAATTTACCCGCCATCTTATCTCCCCTCCATCGCCGCGTCATATCGCGCGGCCCTTGCGGCCTGCTCGTGTATCGCCGCGTCCAGCTCCAGCGCAATCAGCGCGTAAAGCGCCAGCGCCGCCAGAATAAGCCCCGCCCCCCGGAGAATGATTGTCATACCAGCACCCCCTGGCGACCAATGCGGTCTTCGTTAAGCGCCAGATAGCTCGCGTTAAGCTCGATGCCGATATACCGTCTGCCGAGCCGCTTGCAGACCTGCCCGGTCGTGCCGGATCCGTTGAACAGGTCGAGCACAACGTCCCCCGGACGCGAGCCCGCCAGGATGCACGGCTCTATCAGTTCCGGCGGATAGGTCGCAAAATGTGCGCCTTTATATGGCTTGGTCGCCACAGTCCAGACCGTGCGCTTGTTTGCACCTCGGACGACAGATCCCACCATTTTCATCGGGCCGTTTGTTTTGCCTACGGCTCTAGTGCTCCCTGCCTGATGTTCTATGTCTTGTGCCGCCCTTTTTATAGAGCTTTCTCGAAACGGCTCCCTGATCGCCTCGTGGTCGTAGTAGTAACGCTCGGACTTGCTCAGGAGGAAAAGGTACTCGTGCGCCTTGGTCGGCCTGTCCGTCACGCTCTCGGGCATTGGGTTGGGCTTGTGCCAGATAATGTCCGAGCGTAAGTACCAACTCGTACCCTTGGCCTCCGCATACTCGGAGCGAAGGCGATCAAGAACCAACAAGGCTTTCTCAGGTATTGGTTCGTCGCCATAGGCGCTTATCATGTCTGATAAGATTCTTTCAATTATGAGACATGCCTTGGGGTCCGCCATCCCGGACGACTGAAGCGCGAACGCCACGCGCCACGGCACGCCCACAAGGTCCTTGGGCTTGAGGCCGGGCGGGGTTTCAGGCCGCAAGCCATCCTTAAAAGCCTCCCCCTTAAAAGCAGGATGCATATTTGATTGTCCAGGGTCCCTTTCCTTGCGGCCGCCCGAGGCGTAGCTGTCCCCTAGGTTAAGCCAGAGCGTGCCGTCCGGTCGGAGCGCGGCGCGGACGTGCTCGAAAACGTCCCGCATCCTGGCCACGTACTCCTCGAGCGTGGGCTCCAGCCCCATCTGGCCGGATACGCCGTAGTCCCGGAGGCCCCAATACGGGGGCGAAGTCACGCAGCACTGGACGCTCTCCGGCGCGAGCTGGGGCATGATCTCCCGGCAGTCGCCATGAAGCAGGACAATGCCCGGCTCCTCGTGGTAGACGTACTTTTTAACCGCGTCCGTTATCATCTCTCCCTTTCCGCCGTGGCGCTTGTTAAGACGCCCGGCCCTCCATGATAGGTCGTTATGCTCACGGCCATAGGTATCAAGTTAGCACATCCTATTAACTTTTGTCAATAGTTTTTTCCCAACCCCACGAGCGATTAAAAAGCTTGTCAAGGGCTTTCTTCGCTGTCTCTGGTATCTCGGCCCTCTCAGGGAGTTTTATGCCCTCTGCGTTCATTTGACGGCGTTTGGCGGCCTCTTCTGCCAGCCTCATGGACTTCTTTTCGTTAATATGGCGTTTGATATTAGCTAAATTGATCTTATCATCCCCGTTAGCTAGTTGCTTAAAGGCATAATAGAGATCTCCGTCCACCTCGTTTTTCAACTCATGGTATAGTATCCCTCCCTCTTTTTCTGGAATAGGGTAAGCCTGTTGACAAGCCCGTGCTTTACTTAGTATGCGGAAAAACTCTTCCTTCTTCATTATCCCTCCCATATCTCCCTTGTAAGCGGCTTACCTATGGTCTGGTTATTGCTCATAGATATTCCCCCCTCTGTTTATTATTTTGCTCCCATGTCCGCACACAAGCCTTCCAATCTTTTATCTTTGTATTCCCTCGTTTCCAGCCCGTAGTCTCGTAGTGATTAACAAAGGCTTGAGCGTTTATACCGTTGTCCCTTTCCTCGCAGTAAACAGAGACTTCTTCAACTGTAGGAGGGATAAATCTATTAGTATTCTTTTCATTCTTTACATTCTTATCATTCTTGTTAGTGTAACGTCTGCTGCTTTTCTGCTGCTTTTCTGCTGCAACGTCTGGTGTAACGTCTCCCTGATAGATGTTGTAATTAAGTATTGTAATCAGGGAACTTACATTGTTATTCTGCTGTAACAAAAAACCGTCTTTTTCGAGGTCGTTTATAAACCTTTTTATTTTAGGTCTTGACCACCCCCAACGCTCTGAAAGTTTGATCTGTGACCACCCCACTTGCCCCCTTGAAACATTCAGATGGTTCCCGCGCTTATAGATAAACCCGTCCTTATGGTTTGCGAGCATGAGTAGGTCTACCATAGCCTGTCCTTTTGTAAATGGCTCCGCTTTCCATAGCTCATTATCCATTAGTTTTCTGTGCAACTTAATCCAGCCCCTATCCATTAATAGGCGGCTCCGGTAGTGGCATCCAGTTCATTTAATCCCCCCTAAAAAGGTTCTATGTCTGTATGTTCCTGCGGTATTTCTTCCTTTTTGCCAAGGAACTTAACCTCTTCAGCTATGACCTCTGTCTTGTATCTCTTCTGTCCGTCTTGTTCCCATGACCTTGTTTCAATGCGGCCCATGGCAAATACAGGAGACCCTTTCGAAAGGTACGGGGTAAGATTCTCAGCCCGTTTACCCCATACCACAACCCCTATGTACTCCGCTTTATCTGTCCACTCGTCACCGTTCTTTACCCTGTAGTTACAAGCAACGGTCATGTTAAGTACGGCTGTGCCCTGTCCAGTGTATCTCAGCTCTGGGTCTCTTGTTAGATTCCCTGCTACTATAGCTTTGTTAATCATTGTTAAAACCTCCCTTTATCTCTTCTATCCTTGCAAGGATGTCCGTTTTATCTTTTTCTGGCATACCTAGTATTTTACCCCTGTTTGCTTTGTACCACTTTTCTAGCTCTGCAAGTTTCCCATTGTCTTCAATTTCTTGCAGTTCGATCATGAATTTATCACGTAAGGCTGGGTCGTTATTACCCTTAACCGCCCCGCCACTCATATCAGGCGATTCCGCGTCCGGGTCTAACTCTCCTGTTGGGATTGAGAATGTCTGGAAAAATGCGTACTTATGAGCGTTTGAAAGGCTTTTAGCTGCGGCCTTATCGCCCATATCCGCGCCCTCTCCGATTGATCTAACAGTAACCTTACTCCCATCGCTTGCCATAAAATCGTATTCCACTGTTGATAAAACGTGCTGCATAGTCTTACCATGAGCCGTCTTATACTCGCTCCTCTGGCAGTCAATAACCCTCATCAAGGTAAATACTTGATACTCTGCCAGTAAGGGGTGTAATGTATTATATACATCATCAATCCCTCGGAAGTTGAAACGCTGGTCTTTGTTCTGTTGCGCCTTTGTTATAGCAGTAACTCTACCCATGATGTTAGCCATCGCCTGATAAATCTTGTCGCTCATATCGCCCCCTTATAGTTTTTCAGGAAGTCTATCCTGACGCCTTTTTTGGCATGATCCAAGTAAAACACGCTTCTGCGGCAAAGGAAGCTCACATAATCCATATGCATCGTACTGGTATAATCCTTGAAATAAGGTATACCAGACTCCTTATCAAGCCTTAAAACGCCTGTCCCTACAACATCTTCATTCCCGTCTGCATTGGCGTATGCATTCACTTGCAGCGGCATTTCAGGCTCATAAAACGCCTTGCTAGTCTTTAGGTCGATTATGTATACACATTCCCTCCCAAGGTTTTCCCCTGCGTCTTTCCATGTGGGTGTTACTTTAACTTTCAGATCCTGAGTGCCAGCCCAAAAGTTAAGCTCAGAATATACAGATTTCTCAACTGATATGACCTCTACATTGTTATCAACAAACCAATTAATTGCGGCATGATATGGCTTGTCAATGTCTGCTGGCACATCATGAGCCTCATTCCTTAACCAATGCTCTATTGCTTCGTGCGTCCTGGAGCCTATATCAAGAGCCTTCTTTGACACGCTCCTAAACTCTTTCTTGCCTTGTTCATAAAGCTTAAATAGAGTTTCCCTGCGCCTCTCCTCGTCTTCTATGGCGGCTGCTATTACAAGAATGTCAGTGTTCTCTTGAAGCCACTGTTCGAAACAATTGACAGCCCAATGCAGAAGGGGTGCGCTTTTATCGCTTGTGGCCCCCAGTATGGTTGTGACTGACGCGAACTCATAGTCTTTGAATGGATAGTATCGGCTCAAGCGGCTCCCTACCTATGTCTCTCATTAAGATAATTAGCTAGATCGGGCCTTGCAAGTGTGCCATACTCTGTCCAAACTAATATACATTCGCGCCTGCCATAAAATAGCGGCCTATGGCTTTCGCGCTTCCGCTTTACTTCCTCTTTGTCTTTTGAAGAGAAACTAGCTCCGCACTTTTCACAATAAAAGCTATACATGATCCTCCCTTTCTCCCCCGAAGGGGGATACCCTTTCAAAATCAACACTCTCGGAATAGTAACCATTTGACGAACCATACCACCTTATAGTTACATGCCCTTTTATTGTTGCAAAGTTGTAAAAAGTCCATGTCCAGCTCTCTGGATATTCCTCTATTGACGGGCGATCTACATTATTGTCTTCGGATGCTTTTATTATTGGAGCACCGATAAGGTCAGACAACCTGCCAACTATATCTTCGATATACACGTCTTCGCAACAATCTTGACAATGGAACATCTTATATTTTTCACCTGAATCTGTCGTGAAAGTTAGTGCATCATCCCCAACTTTGCCCGTGATATTGACTAGTGTCTTACCTATTAAATCTTCTACTTTCCCCATAATTCCTCCCTTTCTACCCCCAGAGGGGTGGGGCTGGCTCGGCATCCCGAATCGCCTACTCGCTTCACCCGTTTAAGCGGATACAATGTCTTGCGTCCATTTACTTAACGGTGTCTTGCTTTGGTGGTTCACACCAGCCCCATAACTGGGGCTTATCGCCCCGTACCCCGCAGCCGAAGCCTTGGGGGTAATTTGGCAGAGGCAAGATTCGAACCTGCATGGATGGTAAGCGGGATATGCCTGGGCTTGTTAATCACCCGCCGGGCCAGCCGTCTACCGTGCGAACTACCATCCTTATGGAGCTACCCATTTTAGCGTCTACCATTCCGCCACTCTGCCTATTTGTCCCGGCGGCAGGGATTTGAACCCTGTCAGACAAACCAGTTTTATTTCCCTGAGCACGCTATTCGAACAGAAACACCCACCCCAAATAGATACAGATCGACATTGATTCCTGCGTCAAATTCAACTTCGAATACTGCCATATGGAACACTTTTGTTAGCCTGTCCATAATCAGACCTGACCAGTCCTCGTGAAACCTGACATACAACGTTTTCCCTAGCATAATATTACCTTTCTCCTTTTTTTATTTCCCGGCGGCAGGGATTTGAACCCTGCATGGATAGCACTGAACCCTTGTTAGCAGGCCCCAGTTTTGTGGTGATAGCTTGGCACCCTGCCATTCAGCATCCACAGGACTATACTATCCTGCCCCTCAGCGTCTACCTATTCCGCCACGCCGGGTTAAATCATGGCCCCGCATTTGGGGCACGTCTCTAACATATCGCCTCCCTCTGTATAATTAATAACTGGCCTGCAAAACCCGTTACCGCACATCTTACAAGTATATTTAGGCTCTTGGCTTGCCATGTTGGATGTGTAATGTAAGAAATCCTCACAGCCCAAAATCCTCATAGGTGGGCTGGCAATTGTTGTGTAAACAGCTGTCGATGGGTTTTCGCACAATTCGACCATTTTACAGCCATCGCAAGGGTATCTCATTAAACCTCCCTGTCATTTATATGCCCATACTCTATGCGGTCTATTTGATGGCACCCGCATTCAGGGCATGTGCTTATTGTCTGACCGTCCACTGTGCGCTCGTTAGTGTGCTCAAAAGACTCTTCACAGCATCTACACTCCCACCTCTCGTAATACTTACTCTCTGGTGGGTCAAGGCTCGGATACGGTATCTCCATATTCCCCCCTGATACTATCGACTTCAACAGCGTCCACAAGTTTCCCGTCCTCTTCAAAGAGTATAATGTACTTACCTTCTACTTTTATTATTTCAGCTTTCATGGTATAATAGTAAACCAAGGGTAGGTGGAAAGTCAACTAAAAAGAATTAATGGAGGTATAAGAAAAGCTAATAAAAAAAGGGGACTCCGAAGAGTCCCCCTAGTATACTGTAAATTACTTCTTAATTCTATCGACTACATTCGAAATCGCGTAATACCCAAAGTAAAATGAGACAACCGCGATATTAGCACCAGACCACTTCAAAAAGAAATTATATGTCAACTCCGAGACTCCGGCAAACGATTCCCAATGCAGACTCAGCCCTGCAAATAGAATAGAACACCAAGTCAGTAGTATGGCGTTAATGACTATAGCCCATGCCATATACCTACGTGTGATAGACCTTATAGTGCTCTCGTTTTTAGTGGCCTCAACAAATCCCGCTATTGAGTTTCCAATCTTAATTTTTAACTCAGCACTCTTTAGCCCGAACTCAGCTTTTTCTTGTTCCGTGTAAAAGAGCGCGTCTATTCCGTTCGCGCCCATCTTTGCGATGTCGGTTATATTTTCTACCGACTTGGTTGAACTTTTAAAAAGGTCGAAGAAGCTCATTATAAATGCGCCTGCCACGCGAAAGTTGCTGTTGTAGCGCCAGGGTCTGCGTCTACCGTAATCGTAAATGTTGTTGCGGCCACAGCCGAAACCCAAAACTTTGTCGCTGTACCAAGGTTATTGGTAGGAGTAATCTTTACGTCCTCAAGAGCAGGCGTTGACAATAACCCATGAGTTACATTGACGGTTGTTGATCCATTCGGAACAGTGGCAGTGCCTTTGTTCTGTGACCTCACAGTAGACGTTGTGTCGGTATTATACCCTGTTACCTCCCAGTGTTCCGAGTTATCCGCCTGTGGGCCGAACCCTGAAAAAGCTGTCTGTCCAGCTGCCGCATTAAGTCTTATCTTCCACCTGTTTCTTTGGCCTTGCTTTGCGTTATTCCAAAGTGTAGCGCAGTTGGATATATGCAAGTTAATATCATTGTAATTCCCATTAGTGACAGGGTTTGTTTGCAACCCTATACCACCAGCACCAGAATAAGATTTGATATATCCGCCGCTAATTGTGTTACCAGAGGAATCTATAATCACACCCTTAGACGTTATTCCCGTACCTGTTGCAAGTATGTGTACCTCACCAATCTGCGCGAAACTTCCAGCGAGTTTTAGCCCCCCGGCTGCTGCGTACTGCGTATTTACCTGAACCTGCCCAAACATGGCTTCATTCGCGCTGACAAGTATATCAAAATATGTTGAAGTCCCACTCCTATCATTGCCATAAGCTTCCAGCACGGCAACGTTGATCCAATTAGTTTCAAAGATCATACCGTTACCCCAGTTGGCCTCACCTATCCAGTAGTCTCCCTTTGCCCAAGCATTTGAGTAGATACCATTACCAACGCAACCGTAAGAGTGGATAAATGATATATCAATCGTGCCTTTGTATGCCCCACCTGATTCTATGCGCACGCCGTCTGCTCCGGCATCCTTCGAAAACAGCTTACCAACTGTGCCATCATGGGGGCCACGGTAATGGAAATTATGTGACCCGCTATCATCAATGTAGATAGATTTAATAATTGCCTCCGGCATCCCCTGCCAGTGCAAATCACCACCGGTTAGACTAGTCCCAGCTTCTGAGTAAAAACCAACGTCCTTTGCATCTGTTATAACTAAGTCTTCAATAAAATACCGCTTACCATAAATCGAAACTCCATTACCGGAAGCCTGATTAGCCTTATTCCCATCAATGAGAATTCCCTTAAGAACAAACCCGTCTATAACTCCTTCACTTCGTTTCCATTTATTTTGGCCCGTTAGGCTTACAAAGTCGTTTGTGGCAATGCACACCTTGTCTGAGTTGGCCGCCATTTTTAGCTTTGTCATGGCGAATCCATCAGCAAACAGATTAGTGTGGTTGTAAAGTGTGATTGTCTCATCCCCAACAATATAAGTGCCGGGCGCAAGCTTAACTGAAATCTGCGTATACATATTTTCAGGCAATGGCTCACTTGTGTTGGTTGAAGATGCAATAGCCTTATTTATCAACGCGCCCTGTCCAGCAGTGCTATTGTCTGCAACTGCACCCCACCACTCAGGATATACTACATCAAGAAATGTATTATTCCAAAACGATACACTCCCAGTGCCGCTGAATACCTGATACATCCCAGCATCAAATGATCCTAATATTGTGAGAGTAACGCCCCCGGAAATATTAAACGAGCCGCCGTTAAGCACGACTACATTAACAGTAGCTGCAATCGTGGTGTTAGCTGTAATATCAACTTGACTGTCAATTAATAATGTCTTGCCAGCCGCAGCCGTAGCAGCCGCGTTAATATCATCATAAGCCCTGTAAGATATCCAAGGTCCGTCAACTATGATGTCATTGAAATTCGTCTGAGTACCAAAAACCCTAGTTTCCATTTATCACCTCAAAGTATTCCTTTACGTTAAAACATGGACAATCTTTATGCGGGTCTAAATCTCTATGGCCTATTATCTCAGCTTCGGGAAATTCGTCTTTATAAGATGAGACAAGGTTCCGTAATGATTCGTATTGCTCGGCTGTAAAGTTTGCATCTGGCTTACCGTCTTTATCAATACCACCTATCAGACAAACTCCGATTGAATAAGCATTGTGTCCCTTGACGTGCGCTCCGGCTACCTCTATAGACCGCCCATCCTCAATTCGTCCGTTCCTTCTTATCACGGCATGGTATCCAATCCTAGACCACCCGCGCTGTATGTGCCATGAGTTAATAGTCAACGCCCCTATATCCATACTTGGAGGCGTTGCGGAACAGTGTATAATAATCTTTTTAATAGTCCTCATGATATCCAGCCTCCCATGGGTTAGCGACTTGCAGGCGCATATTTTTAACAGCCGCCTCATTGTTTGCGCCAGTTGAGCGGTGCGCATATATCTGTACCAAATCATCCGGCTTCCAGCCGGATATTACAGTTGATATTGTGGTAAACACAAGAGCAGCTGTAGATACACCTGTTCCGTTTGCTGCAAGGGTTGTTTCCGTCCCTATCGCCGAACCATTACGCCAAATTTGGAAATACCCTCCGCCAACCCCGCCAAGTACATCACCGCCATACGCTGCCTCATAGTGTATTTTTATACTTCCTAAAAGGTTTATCTTTTGCTCTTTTAGCTTAATGTATGTAGGGTCTTTTGTTCCCCTTCTTGCTGTTGATTCAATAATAATATAAGATCCGCCCGTAACGCTCTTTATTGTTTTGGGCTTCATGGTAATATTGTCAAAGTAAATATTAGCCAATGCGCCGGGGTCAGTATCTGTTGTTCCACCTTGCGGAATGACTTTGACAAATCTAGCAGACGAAGGTGGCGTATAAGTTGCGTATACATCGGCATAAACGCCTGTCCCGTGAGCACTGCTTAATGTATCGTAATAAGTCGAATCAGGTAGTGTAGTCAGGTTTTTATCGTAAGGTCTTATTAAGACTTTGTTCCTAACCCCAACTACTGTGTTATATATCTGATGTCCTACTACATACTTGATAGATGTAGTAACAGGGAATAAATCTGACTCGCCCTGCCCTCCGCCGTTACCAGCCCCACCCGGATGCGTAAATTTTAACGACTTGCCTCCGTGCGCTACAATGGAGGTATCAACTGAATATGTCCCACCCGTGAATAATGTAATTGTCCAGTTTGCGGGGTTAGTTCCAGACAACACCTCAAAGGACGGATTCGATATATTTATATCTGCGATAGACCCAACACGTGCATTCAGGTCTTCGTCTCTATTATAGAGGGCGCTAATTAAATCAGTAGTAATCGGCCTAGCAGGCTGTAGTTGAACAGTTGATATTGTTGAGAAAGGCATAGTATCCCCTAATATATATGGTAGGCTGGCTGTCTGGTAGAACCGACAACGTTGGAACTATCAGCTATCCAGCCGCCTTCGCGTTGCTGTTTTTCGGTTGCCGTATCAAATGAAGACGGATACGCGCCCGCTACTGTAGAACTTGTTATATAAGCAACTAAGTTTGCGCGTTGCTCTTCGGCTGTATATTTGATTTTATTATCACGAACCTCTCTCTTTAAAACCTGATAAATACCCCTAACAGGGGTGCCGTCAATATTTTCTATAACATCGGAATTTAGATAAGTATAGTCACCCGTCAAGATAGTTGAATCCTTAATCTCAGTTTCAAACGTAACAATAGGGCGCGCCCTTCTCCTATGCGCAAACTCCCTTGCCACGGAATCACGGGCAAATTTCTCGACACTTGTGGACGCGTCCATAGTAGCGCTTAGCCACATCTGAAACGTGGTGTCTTCTATCATTTCGTCATAGAAAACGCTTGACTCTTCTTCAGCTCCAACAAACGCATTACGTCTGGTAAACGATGCTATCTTGTTATCATCATCAACTAAATTCCAATTCCAAAAAACATACTTACGAGTGAACCGCTTTGGCTCATTCATGTCAAAGCCGTCTGAGTCTAAAGCTATATGCGCGGAATCGGTTATAGTTGCCATATCCCTTCCGGGTAAGTTAGGGACGTTTCGTCTAACAGTAATTTTTAAATCTTCACCAACCCATGACTTTGAATCGTATAGGGAAACCAACCCGAAGTAAGCCTCATCTAATTGGACATCCTCCGGGAAAAACCCTTCAGTCTGTATTTCTAAAGTAGTATCGTTTCCCAGCCAATCTCGCCAAGTAGCAAAAGCTGTCAGATTTATTTTAGCTGTGCTTATCCCGGCCCCCGGCTCATCATCTGTCGCCGCATTCGTCAACATGCGTTGCATAATGTTAAACGCATTGCCGGGTCCATAATGAGCCACCCTAACAACCTTATCATCTTCGCTATGTGAGGTAGTCTTTGAATTTTTAAAACCTCTGATTATCGGTGCTATAGAGTTTGCAGTCGAATCATAATCACTAGACTGATACTGCATAACCTCATCATTGACTTTGATATATAATGTCTTGCCCGTACTCTGTCCGCCAAGTGTGTCAACATCATCGCCGCTGAAAGTGATAGATGTGTCAGTTGCTAGGATATCTTTACCTAACGAGATATCATACTTATACGGTATTTTGACTTTAGATATGTCCGCTATATAATCAACGCCTTCGATTGTAACACCGCTATTTGAGAATGTTATATTGTCTATTGTCCCGGCAAACCTCTGTTGATATTCTGCCTGAGTATCACCGCTGAAACCCTCGTAAACTCGTATAGTCCTGCCTTTATAATTGATATTGCGCCTTACAAGTTTGTGCCAAAACCTGCCCTGTATAGCAGACCTGTCTGAAACATAAGGATCAATGCCAACATCATTATCAGGCTCGTTAAGCATCTTTACCTTGATACGCCCTTTGACAGTAAACTTATCAGTCTTGATTTCAGTCGGCAACTGAGTAATATCTTGTATATAAGGGCGCTCATTGTTGGAAAATGGTAACGGCGTGTCGTGTGAGCTAAATCTATAAGTCTTTACCCCCTTAACGTAGTTAGTTGTGTCTTGGCAATGAGGGTATGTGTTGTAGCACTTATCTAATCCGGTCACACCAACGGATGCCGTACATGGCGCGTTACCGTAAGTGTTAGAGCAAAAATCTAGGTCAAGTTCTACGTACCATATCTTGACCCTTGAAAAGCTCTTCAGGTTAGTTGTGTAGCTCATTCGTACAATCCCTTTAAGGATAAGGACAGGTTTCTAAAATCAGTGTTGTCCAAGTAATTAGACTCAAACGAATTATCCGGGACTACTTGCATGTAATAAGATGCCGTGCTGGCTATTGATATATTCCAGTTATAGAAAGCTGGCTCTGATTTGTGCATCCAGCTATCCCACTGTGGAATGAATGTATCGCGAATCCAAGTAGACGGCACGGCCTTTAAGTTGACTTTTCTGTTTCTTTGTCTTCCTCTGACCGTGACTCCGAGAGGATGTAGCGATTTACTATCTGCGCCAATTGAATTAGTCTGGTGCGAGTCAGGATTAATCTCCCTTTGTTCCCCGGCGGTTAGCTCGAATTTATTGCCAATAACAGCAACGCCTATCCTTAGTTTAACGCTAGTGGGCTGCGTTATGGCAAATCTCCAATACCTGTTAGATGCACTAGAAAAAGTGGACATGAAAGTTTTATCATTAGTGGGCGTGAATGTAGCAACCGTTGTGACAGACACAAAGTTATCTGATGAGTTCTGTATAGCTATTACAGCTCCATTCAGGTTATGCCCTGTGATCCCGTAAGCATCCGCTGAAGCAGTGGCATTGCTTGTGTCTATGGTTATATACTTTTCCCCAGTGGACGTGCCACTTTGCCAAATAGTATAGGGTCTTTTGTCTATCACATTCAGGACGTTGAAGGACGTATCACTGGGATCAACGGTAGAAGCCGTTAAGCTAGTGGTATCCTCAAATCTATTATCATGTAGGAATATTGGGTTACTCATACGCCGTCAGCCAAAGCTTTCTCAATCGCAGGTAGGGTTTCACGTGCAAACTTGTCATGGTCCACAATGTTCCCTTGTATGATTATAGTAGTCTGTGTAGCGGGTGCCGCAGTTTCCATGGGAGCAATCTGACTCAACCCCTCATTTGTCACTGGGGTTGCCCCACCACCGCCACCGCTACCGCCTCCCGGCCCAGAAAACCCTGTAGCCATGATAAGCGCCGGGACCGCATAGGACATAGCCGTCAAAACAGTTGACATAAACGGATTTATTGACTTAGCTTTAGCAGCCGCGACCTGATAATATATAAATGCCTGTGAAGCTGCAAGCCCCTTTTGCGCCAAAAACGCCGCCCTATCATTTAGAATGCCTAGCTGGTTAAGTGAATTAGCCATATCAACGGCGCCGCGTAAAATTGTCATCTTAATATTAGATAAGTCTTGCTCTCTTTGAATCCTATCTCTATTGGCTTTTTCCTCTGATTCCTCCAACTTTTGAATAGTCTCAATTTCTTGATTTAATCTGTCCTCTCTATACTTAGCATATATCTCGTTTTTCTGTTGTTCAAACTGTTCTATTTTTGCTAATGTTTCGTCACTTATTATGGTTTCCTGTATTTCAGGTTCAGGCACTTTTAGCTCTTGGATTTGGGAGTATTTTTCTACAAGTCTCCTAATGGCAAGTTCCATTTCTCTTTCTGTGACGCCAATTAAAGATAGAGTATGAGTTGAAAGAATATCACCGACATTAGCGTCGATAATGCTTTTACCAATGGTATTTTTTATTTCTTTATAAAATTCGCCGCTTGTGCTGGCAAGCAATTTGGCTTGTTTTATTACATCTTCAAATGGTAACTCTATTGGCTTTTCAACATCTTTTGTTTTTGATAAAACTTGCTCTAATCCATTTAACCAAGTGTCGATAAAATCAGAGACAGCGGGTGCCAACTTTAAAAAAGACTGCGAAAGCCTAGCCCCTATAACGGCATTCATTTCTGTTAATTTATCATTTGCCTCTGTCGCATTGGCTATCAAATCCCTGTCGAGGACAATGCCAAGCTCCCTCGCCCTTGTTCTTAATTTATCAACACCAGACGAACCTTCATTTAACATAGTGACTAATGCAGCGCCTTCGGAGTCGAAGAGCTTAAACGCTATCCTTAACTTTTCCTGTTCTGATTTAGCGTTTTTAATAACGTCTGCAAAGTCGTTAAATATATCTATGTTACTTCTAAGCTGGCCGCTTGAATCCTTGAGTTTGATATTATAGAGTTCGGCTGTCTTTTTGAGTTCTCCTGTTCCCATGGCGACTTCACCGATACGCCGCGAGAATCTTTGCAACCCCATATCAAGGGCGGTAACCTCAACGCCTGATAGCTTGGCTGCAAATCTTAACTCCTGCAAAGCGTCTGTGCTGAAACCGACCTTTTCAGCGACCTTACCTATCTTGTCCGCTTGCTCTACTGAGTTCACGAACATGTCAACGGCTTTTCTTGCCGCCATCAACGGGGCTGTGACACCTACAATTGATAATGCGAGTCGCTTGAACCCATCAACAGATTTAGCCACGCCGTTTAATGAGTTGGCAGTCCTTTTTGACGCATCTTGGACGCGGTTAAGTTGTGCTTGTACTTTTGCTACATCGGCTTGCAAGTTCGTTACATTGGCCGATATATCGACTACAAGACTTCCTAGTGTCCCTGTTCTAGCCACGGTATTTATCCAATGCTGTCATTAGACTTTGCTCAACTGCAACGGGGTCTTTGCTTTCCGCCTTCTTGCTTTTCATTTTCAAGTAGATAAACCACTCGTTGAGTTCGCGCTTTCCCATTGTCTGCCGTATCTCTCCGATTGTCTTTTTTAACTCAGCCGCCACAACAAACATTAACTGTCTGTCAGGACGGCTTCGGAGTTTTTTTCCATTGCCTCTGACTCATCTAACGTATCTCCATTGAGTCTCTGTGCAACATCATAAAGAGGCTTCAGCTTCTTCGCGGGTAGCTTCTTAATCTCGTCTTTAGTCATTAGCGGTTTCATGTTCTCATTAACCAAACAATATGACAGCATGAGAGACATAGTGTCCTTTAGGTCACTCTCTATGATCTGCTTACCGTCCGCGCCCCTTTTGATCTTAACGAGTTGCATTTGGTAATCATCATATTCACCAACTGTCATTTCACGGACACGCACACTACCCTTGCCTATCTTCACATCTTCGAAAGCCAGGTCTATCCCCATTAATTCAGATTTGGTCAGCAACATCTAAAGCACCTCCTATGTGGTCTGCTTAGTTGACAGCACGTCACCCGTAATACGGATGTTTACAGCCGCTTTTATGACATCATCCGCCGCACCTGTAAATGAGTAGCCCTTAACATATCCGTCAAAAGTCTTGCGTGCGATTGTAGAAGATGCCACAACGCTTATGGTTGAAAAGTCAAGTGTGAATTTTCTCTTTGACCTGGTGTTTCTTGCGGTCTGTAAGTTTGCCTGCCCATCATTAGAGACAGTCGAAGCAATCAAGTTAAAAGAAAAGCTTCCTTCGTCTTTAAGTCCAACTATGTATTCCTTCGCTGTCGAATCAAAAGACGTTATATCTATCTCAGCCGCTTCACCACCCGGCCCAGAAAAGTCTGTGATCCCGCCTATCAACGCCGAAGCCGATGTGCTAACGGCTGTTGACGAAGACATATAAAGTTTAGTTTTTTGCGATTCAATAGCCATTTCAAATCCTCCTAATCGACCAGTAAGAGGACATCCCAGTTAGCCCCGCTTGAAGGCGCGGCATTAGTGGTAGTCCACATTAAAGATGGATAATGTTTATTAATTACGCTAAACGAGCCTACACCCGCCGTTTTATGTGCATCCGTGAAAGTTATGTTTCCGAGTTCAACATATTTAGATCCGTCAAGCGACCCCATCAAAGAGCCGCCAAACGAAGAAGCCGTTGCAAGCGTACCGTTTACATTGACCTGAACCGTAATGTAGTTAGGAACCCCCGGCCTATACTGTGACTGCGAAGTGGGCGCAAGCATATTCAGTGTCGTGCTATTGCCTGTTGACGTTATCGCAGTAGCTAATCGTATCGGTGTATATCCCATGTTACCTCACATTTTTATCAATTCTTGTACTATTATTATTCCGACCCAGCCCAAAACGCCATAAATAAGCATCCGACTAATAGCAGCCGAAACTCTATGCTTTTCAATAAACTTCTCTATTTTCTGGACACGAGAAACCAGACCGATAGCCCCGCCATCTTGTGTTCCCTCAAGCGTTGTTATAATCCTATCAACCTTTGTATTTATATCGATTAAAAGTTTATCACTCATGGTTCCACACCGAATATTCTCTGGTTACGCGGTAAACGTTTTTGTTTGTACGATTGTCCATAGGGAAAGCGAAGTCCCTTCCATTAATGAACAAAGCTTTAAATGAGGGCGCTATATTCATAGTATCTCTGATAGAATCGGCCAACTGTTTAGCCGCTAGTTTACTTGTAGCAAATGAGTCAATTTCAAGGCTTATATTATTTAGTCCCTCGTATCCGTCAAATGAATTGACCGGGCCTTCACCTATAACCTCATACGCCATAGCTGGATATACGACCTCTTGCGGAAGGACGCTAGGATATATCCTAGTCCCTACCTGATTAGTTATAGTCGCGCTGGTAGTCATAAGGTTATAAAATTCAGCCTCAACGTTAGCCATTATATCCTGCCTTTAAGCCCAGCGGCATACTCTCCAAAGATAAACTTTTCTATTTCGCTCTTCATGATTTTAAAAATAGCGTCCTGATTGTCTACAAAGGCAGGGACTAGGTGAGGAAACTTCTTTGTCCTAGCTCCTGTGTCGATTGATTTGGAACCCTTTCTACCTTTCCAGACATTACCTTCCTTAAAGACTTGCGCTGGCCTTTTTATCTTATGTCCAAATTCTACCAGTCTCCCATGATGCCCCCCGCCCTTGCCGCCTGTCCATCCTATAGAGTATGTCACGCCAAGGACAGCGCCGTTTTTAGTCGGATACGCTCCTGTTTTATTTTTATTCAGGACCGCCCGTATACCCTTAGAAGAGGAAAGTATCTTATTTGCGCCCCTAGGTGCGCGCTTCCGAGCCTCCCTTGCTACCATGGCCGCAGCCTTCGAAACGGCACGGCCTAATGCTTTCCTAGCAGTGGCAGTAGGTAAGTTTTCCAATCGCTTAATAGTCTGTTGAAACTTATGGTCATTGAGGGCTAATTGTATCATGTAGCCACCCTGTCAACTAGCAAGGCTATTTGATGACGCCTCTCGTTATAATCGATAATAGACTTAACATCGTACTCTTGCGAGTTCCATATTATCCTTGACTTTGGATTAACCACGCTTGTATATCTAATGACTATCTGCTTATCTATATTGGCTTGTACTTGATCTGCAACAAACCTTTCACTCATTGATAATGGTCTTATATATGCCGGGACGTTTGAGGCCGAAGTAGTCCAAGTAGCGATATCTTGACCAAAAGCGTCCCTAGTAGACCCCCTAGCCTGTATAGAGATTCGCTCTCTCAATTGTCCAGCACTTATAAAACCCCTACTCATATCTAGTAAAATCCTCTATTGAGTAAGCGTCAAGAAGCCCATTGAATGCGCGTCTATCTACATTTACAATTCTGTCAACTGTTACAGGCTCTCGCTCTTCATACATTTCACCCACTCGCATTTTAATCCAATGCTTAATTGGGTCAGGCACTTTGTCCGCCGAAGAGTAGCCAGAAACATACTGGATAGTAACGGAGTGTGAAACTTCAAGATCATCTGTCGGCCACTCATTATTATAAGTAGGATAGACTTTACCCGGAGTGGACTCATAGTCTACATGATAAGCGGTTGCGCTTAAAGTAGTAGACGAAGCCCCGGCCACTGTTGAATTAATATACGTAATGACAACGTTACTAGATACCGTGGACAGTGGAGCACGCGGCAACTCTATATGTCCGGTCGAAGATGGGAACCCTCTGAATATCCTCTTCCAAGTCGCTGGCAAAAGCTGTCTCTTTGTGTAGTTCTCGACCTGCAAACGAGCAACCGTAATATACGAGTTTAAAAGGGTATCATCTAGTGTAGTCGTTATGTTTAGATGCGCTTTGACTTCAGCTAAAGTAACAGGCTCGGAGGTTGCGCTAGTTATTAATATAAGTGCCATTACGTTCCCTCCCACCTTTCGTTACTAGTCGAAATTCTATGTAAGTTAAAATTAAAGTGAGTAAATGTTACTTGCATACCGGTTGACTCCGGGCTTATCCTTATATCTGCATAATCGTTTGGGCCATCAATTGGCATCTTACCATTAATTACTATTTGTGTATTAGCAGCAGTTGTTCCTATTCTTGTTTCAGCCGTTAAGCATTCTATTCCTACTCCATTTTTAAAAACAGCTACATGATAATTCTTATTGGACACATCTGCCTGTGCTGCGGTCACAAAATTCACATTATAAATCCCCTTGCCATCTTTACCAAAGACGAATCTGACAGACGTGGTATCTTTATATTGAGCTTTAACAACATTGTTGTTTACCCAGCACGCCTTAAAGAATGTAGAAGACGGTATAGGGGTATATCCAGTAGTCAAGAGCGTCAACGTAGACGGAACGTGACTTGTATATATCTGGCCTATGCTCATAAACTCACTAAAGCTGTTGAAGACGTTACGCGGGACATCCTGATCGATAGATGATTAATTGTCATTTGCACGCCAGAAGTTTCTGACTCAACGCGGAAGTCAACTATATCTGTTGAATTTTTCAGAACAACATACCCCCCACCACCCGCTGCCCCAATATCGCCGCCTGTGCCTATTTTTCTTTCTATAGAAGTTGGTCCCATTTTGCTAGAATTTTTAAATAAAGATATATGGTAGGTTTGATTTCCAGCCGATCCCGTAAAAGACGCTGACCACTGGGCTAACCATGTCCCTTTCCCATCTTGTCCAGTTACGAAGCGCAAATGCTCCCTATCAGGCTTTATGTATCGTATGTCCATAGTTTGCGCTACAAACTTAGTAGACCCCGGAAATGTAGAAAAGTCAGAGGTAGGGACTGTAAACGTAGCCCCCACCTCTTCTCCATATATTTGTGCAATCGGACTAGGCATTCTTCTTCGGCCTTCCGCGTTTTCTGTTCTCGGGCGGGTTCACTGTGCGCTCTTCAAAAACTTCGATGCACTCTTCACCTAAAAGCCTTTTGGCTTCGTTAGGTGGCAGGTCAATTAATTCACCCGGAAAAAAGCGCGCGAAGTGAGAGCCTTGCCCATTTATCTGTGTGCATTCCTTTAAGACGCGGCACTTCATTCGCACACCTCGCCGCACTTCTTGATTGTATATTTTTCAACTTTCCAAGGTGGCCTTCCGTCGAAGTCATGGCCGCCCATCCAAAGTTTCTGAATTTCAGTGATAGCGTTTTTTGCTCCGATTATCTGATTCTGCTTTGCCTGCTTGTTTGCTATCTCGTTTTGCAGATAACCTATCTCGTTTGCAGCTTTGCTGAACTGTTTATCCATTTTTTTAACGAGGGTGTCCAGCTTGTAGTCGAAGTCGTTTTCCTTCGGCTCATCCCATCCATACAGAAAGCGAGCTTTGAGCATGTCAGACTCCGGCGGGAGATAGACCTTTATCCCCTTACCCTCTGCGATACCAATAAAGTATTCGCAGGACGGACGCTGCCAACTATACTCATCTTCGGCAATCTTCTTCGAAGTGACGGCCATATCAACACCGTATATCCGTATCTCTTCAAAGCCCTCAACAATAGCAAGGGCTATCTGGTAAGAAACGGAGTTTGTAAAGTACCGTCTGGGAAACGATTCAAGGATAAACTCAATTGGGTAGGCAAGGCTATTGGGAATCTCAGGCCATTCATTTTGCATGTAGACAGGGATGCTGTATTTCTCTCCAAGCCCACCAAGGTCTATCATGTAGTCCTTAACGGCCTGTCCACGGAATGTCTCTTTGCCCCTGCGCCTGTACTTACCGTCTTCAACATCAATGGGATGGATTTCAAACCAACGTGTAAACTTTTCCATCCTGTCCGGCCCGCCCTGCGCGTGCTCATTGACATAAGTGATAAAGGCGTTATTCACGCCCCAAAACTCGAATGAGTTATCATCCCATGGCACATCTGTGCGAGACGAACCGCAGCCAACAATACAAACCTTATTCTTTTTTTCTTTGGTCTTCAGTACCACTTCCTTTTTGATTTCCGGGTCAGACATTAACAGCCTCCTAATTAGCGGGTTGTAAAGTGGTAGGGGCCGGGAAACCCGTAACCCCTACCACCGGAAGCACGTTAGACGCGCTGACCCGCTTTATGTAGTCTTAACGTTAGTCCTAGCCACGTTCTTTGCAGCACCGTAGCGCAGACCGTCTTTAATCGCAACAATGGAAATCTGAGCAAGCGTGGTAGCAGAGCTAACCTGAATACCTACGTACTGAGACGTAGCATTAAGATCATCTGCCAGCACTTCAATAATGCTCTGCGATTTCTCGTATGAAGGCGCAAAGTTCACGCCAGTGGTAAGAATGGTTATGCCAGTAGTCGCAGTGGCCGTATCATCATAGACAAGCCTGATAGCGTTCGTGCCGACAGTCGATGCAACAATGCCAGTCAAAGCCGTAGCCGCGTTAATGACACTTGAGAGGCTGTTCATGGTACCTTCAAGCCCACCAGCATTAGTTGATCCAAGGGTGGAACCGAAAGCGTAAGTAGTGGCATCCGTGCTATTGGGCGTAGTCGAGTAGGTGAATATAATCGAAGTCACACCGTCACTAATCGTAATAGTCTCGGCAAGGGTGGCCGCAGTGGTCATAGTAATAAGCGCCTGTTTAGCACTCTGTACCTGATTAGCGGTCGAAGGACCAAGCACCCCAGTTGCCCCGGTAACAGCCGCCGAAGTGGCAAAGGTCTTATCCGCAGACTGGACAACGGTTAAGGTAGGAGCCGTAGCCGTAGAAGCCGCAGCCGTACCCATGCCGACTATAAAAGTAATACGTTTGCAATCATCCATGGAGTACCCGTTAGAGGTAGCCCCCGCAGCCGAAGACACTGACACCGTTTCGACTGCTATTTTATTCCTTTCGGAAAGTCTCGAAGACATGGTAAATCCTCCTAGTTAAGTATGATAAACGGGCTAACAGTTGTTGCGGAAACGGCCCCGCCAACGGTTGCGCTATTAGATTCGAGAGCCATCGGCTCATTCATGGCACCCTGTCCGTCCACGTTCCAAAATGCTTTAATAACCGTCTTATTCTGGCGGAAGAAGACATGCTCTGAGGTCGCCACGAATGGCCCGGAACCATCCTTGATAAGATACTCGGACAGATCAAGCAAGCAGAGGTCTCCGCGTGTACCAAGAGACGGGACGCGCTCGTTAAAGACAATCGGATAACCAAGAAGCGTGGCAGGGATACCCTGTGCCGCGTTAAACACGAATATGTTATTGTTGCCAGTGTCGCGGATGTTTGCCAACTGCGGGATGATAGTCTGGTTACAAGTCCATATCGGAGAGCCGCCGCGCCTTATCATACGGGCAAGCATCCCAACTACATCAGCATAAGTAATTGTGCTAGCAGTGGCCCTTGTGTAGTCAATCCTAGCTGGACTGTTAAGAACGCCCATCGGTTTAGCAACGCCGTTGCCAGTGAAGAATGCGTACTCTTCAGCACCGATCATAGCCCCGCGAAGCTTAGAGCTAAGGATTGAAGAGGCCGCGCCCCAGTTACGGAGAAGCTTATCAGTAACGATAATATGAGCAGCAACCTCATGAGGCTTGAGCGAAATCTTATCAAGCTTGAGATCTGTCTCAGGCTTGGTGTCACCCTCATCAATCCACTGGACCTGTACGCCGCCATAAATGTTCTCAGCCGAACTCTGATTAAGGACAGGTATCTCAATCTCAGCGTCAGGCGGACTGCCAGCCGGGATAACCGTAGCCCTCGGCCTGAATATGGCGGAATCAGGCTCAATAGAGCGCATGGCCTCAACAAACTGTGTAGGCACCATAAACCCGCCGTCCGTGCCGTTTTTCATGTTCTGTTCACGAACTTCAATCCCAACGCCAGGGTCATAGAGATCATCAAGCCTCTTATCCTGCGGGTTGTAGCGGACAGAGTGAATAAACTCTCCGAAGTTCCTAAACTCTTTAGTATAGTCAGCTTCGTCTTTGTTCGTGTTGATCTTTGCGAAATCATCTCGCCTGTCCATCGGAGAGTTGGCTGATTTCTTTAGGTCGCTTTTCAGAGACTTAGCCTTATCCCGCATATCTGACATGCGCTTTTCTTTGTCTTCGGCCTCTGTTATGGATGCCTGAAGCTCAGTAATCTCAACATCAACTTCGTTAAATCGTTTCTCTTCGTCTTCAGAAAGTTCGCGCTTTGCCTTATCGGCACCTGATATAATACCGTCCATCTCAGTGACGAGCGCGGAAAGTTTCTCTCTCATTTCCTTCAAGGTAAGCATTTATGAAATCCTCCCAATATTGGCCCTATATTTAATTAATTTGGCCTTTGCTCTATATGTATTAATAAGCCCGCCTTTTGAATTGCGGTAACTGTCCCAACTCCTAACGGCTATATCTGTATTCTGGTAAGCTGGAAACGTCACAGGCGACACGTCAAACAATTCAACTGAGTTAATCTCTCTCGTGTCTAGGTCGCCATCCTCTCCCTCTCGCCATGTTTCCTCAGTAACACGGAAGCCGAACGACATTTGGTCAATGTCACCACGGCTGATTGATTCGGCAAGGTCTTTTGCAAACGAGGTTTCAGGTGGGTCTATAGATATCTTTAGTCCGCGTTCGTCTTCTTTTAGTGTTAGAGTCCCTGATTTAGTGCGGCCCAAAACAAAGTTAGAATCATGATTAAACAACGCCCTAACATCATCTTTGCGTTTTATGGCCTCTCGGAAGGCTCCGGGCTTAATAACTTCACGAAACGCCCCGCTAAAGGTTTGTATTTCAGCCGGGTCGTTAAATATGGCCGCATGTCCTTCAAGCTTGCCGCTTTCCTTGTTTTCTTTTCTTATCTCAGCGATAAACGCTCTTCTCTCTATATCGTTACTCATTTTCTACCTCTTCAGGTTCTTCTTCTGGCTCTTCTGTTGGTTTATCCTTTGGCGTTTGTTCCCCTTGAGGCTCGATCTTTACTACATCTTTTAAGATAGCCTCTGCCTGTTGCCTACCAACAGGGAAGGCATTTAATATTAATTCGACACCTGTAGTCTTTGGAATTATGCCTAAAGCAACATAATTAACTATCTCAAGCATAGCCGTAACCTGTGCGCCGTTTAGTGCTGTCGCAGGATCAACGGCCTCTTCAAAGGAATCATCTTTTATCCCTATCGCCTCCATATTCATTGGCCTTACGTATTCGTCGCCGTTTTCAATCGGGGGTAGGTTTTCTTTTCGCCTTATGTCATTGGGAGACATGATGCCCCACTCTCTGGCTGTCTTATATGTCTCATAGCGTGTCTTGACATCGCCCCGCAGTAGCCCCTCAAGATTAAATTCAACGAATAGATTTTGCCTCTCTTTGGGTGCAAAAAACTCATTATTGAATTGATGCTCAAGCCGCGAAGCCCATGGCCTTATAGTATGGGTTACGAAATTGAGGGTTATCTGTTCACTGGATGCGAACGTATTAGACTTGTCAGCGTTACCAGCCCCGCCAATCATGATTGTAGGCACGCGGAATATACGGGCAATATCGGCTGTTTGCCATTGCCTAGTTTCAAGCAATTGGCTGTCTTCGGGGCTTATTGACACGGGCTGCCATTCCCAGCCAGCCTGCATTAAAGCTGTTTTCTGTGCCTTACCAGACCCCCTGTGCGTATCCTCCCATGTCTTAATAGCCCTTGCGTATCCCTCTTCTGATAGCTTGCCGGGGTAAGTCAGGATGCCTGAAGGCGTGGCAGAGTTCGCATAGAACTTGCCTGCATACTCTTCTGTTGAAATAGAAGCACCTATAGTATTGGCAAGCTGTGAAATCCTAGAACGTCCAATAAGCCCGTCTGCAATCCAATCCTTTAAGTGTAAGATTTCATTATATTTGTATGGAATTTCTCCGAAGTTAATGGAGGTATATAAGTATCCATCAATCAAGGAAACCCCCGTTTTACTTTCAACTCCCATAACTTTGACGCGCTCTGGATTGAGCGGCCAAAGCCCTATCAAGTCACCGTTATTAGCATACTCTTTATATAAGTAGGCATTGCCATGTAAAAGAAGATGAGACACAATAAGCTCAAGGAAAAGGAAGGAATCTTGTACAGCGTTCGGCTGGTTTCTGACTATCTGCCATACTGGATGTTTTGTTTCCTCTTTTCGGGTTCCGTCCGTCTCGCGTTTGTAAAGAAAAAGAGGGAGGGAGGCTATTGTCTCGGATAAAATCTTAACGCAAGCATAAACTGTTGATAGATTTGAGGCAGTCTCAGGGCTTACATCAACGCCGGAAGCTGAAAGGCTCCTATTAACAAATAAATTCCAATGGTCAGCTGTAGCCGGGTCACTTACAGATGCGCGTTGCTCTGCCACCTCTCGGATGGCGCGCGTAAAGTCCCTTATTAGCTGGTCATTATAGGTCACTCTAATATATATATGTAATTTTTAAACTCTTTTTAGCTTTTTTTCGGCCCTTTTTATTGTTTTGGAAACGTTTTGTACTGTAACCCCATGATAATTAGCAATTCTATCATGCGACATCTTGCCCAAAGTAACCTGTGCAACGTAAGTAAATTCAACCTCTGTCAATGAATCAAATAGACTTGGGTTAACTGTCGAAGGGGCCAAGTGCTCTATAATCTCCGGCTCAAGGCATACAGGCTTGTAAGAATAGTCCTTTATCCGTAGAATATCACACGAAAGGCATATATTAGTGCCTTCTCCGTCCTTCCAGTTATTGCAGCCCCAGCACTTAAACGGTGCCATTTCCCCCCCTTATCGGCTCTCCCTGCTTTATATCAATAGCAGAAATTGAGCCTATAACCTTATCTTTGTATTTTGTAGGTAGACCCAAAGCTGGGGCCATGTATACGATATCTTCTTTTCCAATTGTCTGTCCAATCTTTATGTCTCTGGCTGCATAGATTGAGCGTGTCATTTTATTAAGGGGTTTCCTTTCCCCCTCATATAGCCCCTTATCATTTCCTTTAACCTGAGTATATGACTTGTAGTAACGTATGAGATTAGCAACAGAGCGAGGCTCAAGGCTGAATGATTGATCCGTCCCTTTCCATGCGCGGTCTAGCGTAAAGTGAAACTCGACTATGGACGCGCCAAAGGCCGGGGCATATACAAGCGGTTTGATTGAGCTGTGGTGGTGGGAGTACCCTATAACAGAGGACGGGAAAAGCTTCCTGTAATCTCGGATAACTCCGAGATTAATCTTGGTTTGATCGTATACAGGATACTCAGACGTACACTGAAGCAAGGCAAGGTCAAGTCCATAATGATGAGTCTTTATGTAATTATATGTTTCGAGCACGTCTGACATATAAGCCCCGCCCGTAGACATTATGATAGGCTTTCCAAGGCTTGCTATGTGGTCTATTAAGGCCCAATCCTTCAAGTGAAACGAGGCCAACTTAAAACAATTGCACCCGGCCTGATATAGAAAACTTGCGCTATCTTCTTCGAATGCAGTACATAGAAAGTCTATGCCCACACTATTGCAGTAGTCTATTATCCGTTTAAATGATTCGTCTGGTAGCGTCAATGCCTCTCTATGTTTCCCATAGGTAGGGGCAAAGGCGTTCTCTGAGTTATACGGCTCTCTATAGGCTTCCTGCGTAAATAATCTCTTAGCGTTAATCCTTTGGAGCTTTACCGCGTCCACCCCGGATTTTCGAGCCTCTGTAATCATCTCTAAGGCCAAATCTTCGCGCCCTTGATGGTTATGCCCTATCTCTGCTATAACATATGGAGGTGAATTGTCATTGATTTCTTTGCCGTTAATCTTAAAGGTTCTCATATCACCGTTATCCCTATAGCGTCCTCGTCAGTTTCTTCATGCCTCATGACCCTATCTATCGCCATAATAAGCGCAACTATGCCGTCAATGCGGTCTGTTGACTTGCCCTTGTTGGGCTTAATTTGGTCTACCGCGTTGACCTCTGCATAGACATTATTAGCACACCACCTCAACACTGGATTATCTCCATGGTTAATCGCTCCCTCGTATATCAGCCTTTTCAAGTCCTTCATGGGTGCGGACATTGAGGCATACCCCTGTCCAAAGGCTATTAAGTGACGCTCTCCATATGCTTTCTTTTCGTCTTCAAAGCCCATGTCCTGTAACTGTCCAATAACCCCAGCCGAACCCCACCTGTCAAATGCAAGTTCTCTAATGTCAAACTTTTCTAAGTCCTTCATGAGCAAATCACAAACAAACGTGTGGTCTACCGCATTGCCCGGAGTAGGTATTATCCAGCCCTGTTCTACCCATATATCATATGGCACCCTATCTCTCATAACTCGCTCTCTGATATTATCCTCTGGAATAAAGAAGCGGCACACAACTTGGTGGGGGTCACCAGGAAACACATATACCAACGCTGTTAAGTCAAGCGTACTAGACAAGTCTAAGGCCGCATAACATGGCCTGTCCTTCAGGTCGTCTTCGTTTATAGTACCCGAACACTTATCCCATTTATCCGGCATAATCCATTGACTTACCGAAGCCGCAGGGATGTTTAAACGAAACCGCTTGAAGTTGTTAACCTCTATGGGATCATCTTTAATGCGTTCGTAATCAGCGCGTATCTTGTCAATGGTAAATATCTGGTTAAGTGCTGGGTTATTCTTTTTCCAAACCTCTTCGTCTGACACGTCCGCGTCCTTATCTGCTATGTACAGTATAGGAAGAAACGCGGGGTCTTCAACTATACCGTCCCTAACCTTAATGGCATGACTTCGGACTTTCCACCAAATAGACTCAGGGTCAAACACCCCCGCCGTGGTCAAGACAATAATAGCCTGTTGCGAGCGTGCGTAATCAGTGCCGGAAGTTAGAACGTCCCATAGCTCGTGGTTAGGCTGCGCGTGTAACTCGTCAAAGATAATAGCGGATGGGTTTAGACCGTGTTTAGAAAACGCCTCAGAGGAAAGGACCTGATAGTAAGAATTTGTCATGGGGTCAATAATGCGCTTACGAGAATTAAGGACGGTTAGGCGGCTGGTAAGGGTTTTACTATTGTTCCGCATGGTCTCTGCGGCCTTGTAGACTAGTCCAGCCTGTTCCCTCTCAGCCGCCGCCCCGTATACTTCAGCCCCGTTTTCCCCATCGTTACAAGTATGGTACAGGGCTAATGCACCTCCAATCTCGGTCTTCCCGTTCTTCTTGGGTATCTCAATATAACAGAAACGATACTGTCTGGTCCCGTCTTCTTTAACGGTTCCGTAGAATTTATGGATAAAATCAAGCTGCCAATCAATTAATTGGAAAGGTTGCCCCGCCCATACCCCAGCCGTATGGGTACAGTAACGAGAGATAAAGTCAATTACTCTTTGGGCTTTCTTTTTGTCGTAAGGCAATTTAAATTAATTTAATCCTTAAATTTGAATTTTAATCTAATTATTTAACATGTAAACTCATTCTGCCATTTTTTTCTATTTTATTTTTTTTTATATAACAAGCCATTAAACTTCTAGTTTTACATTGACCTGTATTTATTAACTCTTCTTCTTCTTCTTTACTCCAACGATTATGCTTTATGCCTTTAAACCTTCTTGTGCTCTCAGATAAAAATACATCTCGTAAAGATTTAAGATCAAAAAACCAAGTACCCTTATATTTAATTCCTTTTATTCTACCAGATAAGCGCCATAACCTAACAGTAGACGAGTCTACATTAAACTCACGTGCAACCTCACTCGTTTTAATTGTTAATTTTGTCTCTTCTGTATCATCGAAAAGCCCTATAGATTTGCTAAACAATTGTCTTGCGCCTTGATATCCAACACCAAGCCCGTATAAATTTTCCATTGGGTTGTAATCTGGGTTATGGGTATCACTTGACATTGCGGAACCTCCATGAAAGTATCCCATCAACGCTTGAGCAACCTAATCGATCAAACTCTGGATCAAATAGTGTAGTAAACCGCGCCAAATTCCAGCCGACCATTGGCCCGTAAACATCATAATGAGAAAGATAAGGTATATCATTTGCAACGATGTAGGCCCATATGTCCATCCATGTCCATGCACGCACAGGCCATACCTCATTGATAATAGTTATTGAGCGTTCAGCGCTTATCCGTCTTTTTCTCTTAGCGCTTTCCTCTGAGCGCAAACCAACAAAAACACAATCATATCCCTCTTCAGCAAGACTTGGTATTAGTTTTTTCATCATTTCGTTACCCAACACATTAACAGCATTGCGCCCCAACTCTTCATATTTTGGGGATGTTTCTATCCTTAGGTCCACCCCCATCGCCTTAGCGTTTGCCTTTATCTCACCTCTCAGCGCATCAGGAATATAGAATCTGCCGTAATCCCAATGTAAAACCATAATGTCTGGCATTTGCAGTAAAACCAAACCCATCATTACGGTAGAGTCCTTCCCTCCACTGAATGACAGATAAGGTTTATTGTATTGCTTTAGCGCATTAGATATAAGCATATTAGCATCATACACACGGGTTTGATATTCTTCGCTTTCCGCATACATCAAGAATGTATCGCGCCAGAAGTTATCCACGCAATTCTACCTCAGCACCTGGTGGGGCGCACACATCAACACTATCAGCGGCCCAATAAGGAGACCGCCATGCCATACGGAGGTACTCAGAGCTGCTCGTTAGCATCTTCTTTGGGATAGGCCGCATCGCCCGGCCATCCTTGATAATGCTCCAATCCTCCTGCTGTTGCTCAATCTCAAACGATCGCACATGGCCCCATCCGATGCGCGTATTATCTCCAATACCAACTAGGCTATCTAGTATTTTAGATAGCAATTTCTTGTCTCCGAAAACATAAAACTCACACGTGGGAGCGGAGACGTAAACCGTTGACATCATGTAGTTGCGGAAGTGCCCGGAGCCAATGTTTATCTTTCTGCGCCCTCCAGCCCACCGATCCTCAAAGCGCTTATAGATTGTTTCCATACCATCTTTTTTGATTTCAAAAATTGAAGCAGAGGAATGGGCCAGCCCGCTGGTATGCTTAATGGGCAATGAGCCGCCATGCCCAAGTATTTTACCCATGGGAAACTTTGCGGGCAACAAGTAAAAATTATCTTCCAGCGCATTCACAAGCATTAGATGTTTGATGATGCTGTCCAAGTAAACCCATGGGTGTGTGAGCGCAACCGGAGCGCCTAAGTGCAAAGTTACGCGCAATGGCTCATAATGCATATCACCCCGATGGCGGACACCAGACTTAAACGCATTGCGGAAATATGCTTGTTCGGCGGCGTCCATCAAATCATCCCCTCGATAGTATCCAGCATAGTTTTAATATCTTCCTTATTATCATCAACATACTTTAGATAAAGAGTTGAATCTGGTATATCTGGTGTATAGGTAAACGTTACCTCTCCATTGCCTGAATTGCTCTTGCCGCCAAGATATGGAGACTTGGAAAACAATTCAATAAGCCTACCAAAACAAGATGTCTCAACATCGGATGGATGCTCAAGCGCAAACCAGTGGGATAGGCGAGTGCCAGGGATAAAGCATTCATAGTCTACTTTCATCTGGACGGCTTGCTCGTTTTCCGCTCGGTCCGCCCTCAAGTCATCGCGGCGAGTAGAAAACGACATATCCGTAAACTCTCTAACATACTTATCCGCACGAGTATCAGCTTTAAGCTGAACAGGCAATAGGCCACTATACTCTTTGCAAACCGGGTATGCCATGCCAACTTTTAGCTTGCCAGGTATCATCTGGTTAGACAAACTACATCCATAAAGCGATATGGGCGTGAGTAGCTTTCTAATCTCCCGCCTCAAATGAAGGTCAATGCTAGCATAAGTTGATTCGCCTGCTTCAAGCGCACCACCAGTAAAGAGCATATGATAAATCTTTGTGTTAATACTCTCAGGCGCACAACCAATAAGCAAGCAAAAATCATACATCAACTTGCGGCGCATATTTCCTCGTATGGCGTTCCCATTAAGGTAAGGCAAACGCACAAATCCAAATTCCTCGCTGTATATATGTGTGGCCCTGAGTATAGGGGATGACCCAGTCTTCTCATTACCTGCATGGTGTAGCGTTGAAACTATATCGATATATCCTTCATACTTTTTTATCATTTTTCTTAATCTCCTTAGCAGATTCTTTTTTTTGTTTACTTTTTACGATACCCCTCATGCACCAAGCGACATGCTCATTTGACAATGCATTTAAAACACTCTGTTCATAAGGTTTAAGCGTCTCAATAACACTAACAACTCTTGAGGGTAAGCTTTGTAAGCCAAAGTGATTACAAAGGCTTGAGATAAATGCATCTACCGTCCCCCGGCTCGCCGCACATCTCACACGATGGTTAAAAATATCATATGGATTCTTGGATGTTCGCATTTTCCCCCATGGTACCTTGCTATATACTTCTGCCAGTAAATCTATCAAAGCCACTTGGGCCTCACACTGCAACATGTACCATTACCTCCCATTGTGGATTGTTTTTATTTCCTAAAGCGTTTTTGATATCTTCCTCCCATCCTTCCTCTATTGCTTTACGCCAAGCTATGGCCGGAAATTCTCCAGACAATAAAACATTCTTAGATGTTTTATGTTCTCGCAGCGTGCTTATCAGTTTATCCATTATTGTTATTTCCTTTCTGTTTATCATTACAACACTTAAAAAATCAGTGCCAATAATAAAATTATCTTGACTGTAATTCTCCAATCTAAGTAAAGGTATCCACCCTATCTTTTTTCTTCCTTTTGTTAAATATATTGAAAATGGTCTCTCAGGTGGAGCTAACAACCATTGACGCATCTCTTTCATTTTATAAAATGTAGTTTCATTACCTACCTTGATCCACGACTTCCATGTGTGATTCCTGTCAATAAACATGACATTGCATTTTTCGCAAACACCATCACCCGATACCAACTCAGAGTATCCAGTGAAGCTATCAGAGAACGGAGGGTCTAAAATAGTCACTTCGCTTGCTCCACAAACTATGCAGCCTCCAGTTTTTTTATAGGTCGATTCCAAGTATTCCACCTCCTGCGCCTATGAATAATGATAACTCCATCATGTCAACAGCACCCCCCCGCCCTCTTCCTCATCGTCAAAGTTATACAACCCCTTCATGTCTGACGGCCTGAGCTTAAACATCTTTGCATACTTATCAAGATTCCCCTGATACGCCCGGCGCATTTTCGAGTATGCCGACTCTGCCAGTTGCTCTCTCACATCCCCCCCACGCGGGTCGTATTTCTCGTTTACCTGTATGAGAGACTGGTTACTCTCAGCGATAAACTTGTTAATCTTCCTTAATTCTACCACAAGGTTACAGTATTCTGCAAACTCATCTTCGTTTAAAGCAGACAAGACACGGATTCTCACAAGGGACGGAGCCTTCCTGTCCCATATTTCCCGCGCCTCTTCAGACAGCCAATCAGGGCATCTAGGCTCTATATAGTCAAGCGAGTACTCATCATGTACTCGGCTCTTGTGTGTTCCTTTTAACTTCTTATCGCTAACTGATTGTTTAATAGGCATTTATTGTTATAGACCCCCCTTAAAGGAATTATTTTATCCGTAAAAACTTGTCTCAGAC